GGGAGGAAGAAACCTGCCTGAGCATTGTTAGGTGCGTCTAAAGCCATGAACCATGTCATAGTGTTATAAAATACTAATCCGTATAGAGCCATCATAACTCTTGGAACAGTTCGCCAATTTGATAAAAACTGAGGTAATTCTTCTTTAAAGAACCACCATACATTTTTAATTGTTTGTTTTCCTTGTTCTATCATTTTTTATCTCGCCTTCTTTTTTCGTTTTCTTCTTTTATATAGTTGGTTAACATACCAACATATATCTCTTTTTCCCACGGCATTAGATTGTCTAACTCCGTCAATGAATATTTATGATGTTGCATAAGGGCAAAATTGGTTTCATAATAGGCCTGTAGGCTATTGTGGGACAGGCTTATTGAAAAAAATCTTGTAATCCCTTAAATGTCACCTTACTCTTAACACCAGTCTTTGGATTGGTTACCTCAACTTCATGTCGTAATTGTGGCATTGTATCAAAAAACTTTCGTATCTTCAAAAATGCTTGTTGAGATAGACCTTCTAAAAATTCAACTAGTTCTTTCTTTGTACTATCTTTCGCAGGATATGTTTTATCACCCTCATAGATATGATCAATACAACTGGCGACTACACTAAACATAGTATCCACGTTTTCTTTGTTCATATCAAAACCAGCCTTGGTTATACCTAGCGATGGATAGTTCAATACTAATCCTAGTTTTCTTTCTTCGTCTATAACAACTTTGTTATTATGGTCATCATCTACTTGTACTTCAACAGTAGATAAATCTAATTCTACGTCAGTAGCAGTCATCTTGTCGTCTGGACAAATAACTTTGAAGTTAGCAACTTCACCTACTGATTTACTTCTTATTTGTAATAACAAATATTCTATGTCAAACATTGGTAGTGTGTCTATATCAAGTTTGTCAAATGTACAAGTTGTCAATATACCCTTTGTTGCATTTACTATTTCGTTATTGTCTTTTGATTCCATAGCCACGAGTAATAGTTTCTCTTCCTTGACTAGGAATGGTCTAAACTGTACTTGCACATCACTTGATGGTAAAGTCAATTCATATCTTGGTGTCTCAATTGTTGGTAATGCCATTATGTTCTCCTTATAATATTAAATATTTAACGGTGGTATTCTAAATGGTGGGAATACTCTACCGCCTGTAATTCTACCGATTGGTGCTTTCTTCCTTAGTTCATTCAACACGTCTCGCCCTGCTCGTCTTATCTCTGGTGGTAACATACTAATTAGTCCACCAAATATACCACCAGCTCTTTTGACTGTTGGTTGTTTGAAATCACCTTGTCCTAAATCTATTGTACCATTTCTATCTATGAAATAGTTAACCCAGTTTCTAAATGAAAATGTAACAGTAAATGTTTGTACTGAATTCGCCTCATGGCTGAATCCTACTTCACTAATTATTCTTGGATATGCACCTAGTAGTCTAACTGCATAGGTTACATCATCTCTTTCATCTCTACTAGCAAAACTACCTAACGCCATAATGTCTATTGGCGCAACATAGTTATCGTAGTAATTAAAATTGTGTGTAGTGTTACTGAATGCTGCCTTTTGCCATATCTCAAAGAAAGTTCTTTCTCTCATAAACTTGTCTGTGTAAAATGTAGCAGTAATGTCAGCAGAAGTATAGTCGTAAATAAAACTTCTTGCTGGTCCATTATGTTTAATTTCTTTTGCTGTTGCTTCTCTATTTGGCATAGATATCTCACTACAAAATGCTTGAACACGTCTGTGTGTGTTATCTGTTCTCATTGTCTGTACTAATGCATCTGATGAGAAACCTTGTATTTCATCTTGGTTACCATTACCAATGACAGCGCCTTTTGGTAAACCAAACTCAACATAGAACCTAGCCTTTCTTTGAAAGCCTTCAGCCTCATTGACCATGGCTTGAAATCTACCCATAGTAGTTTCAGGATTACCACCAGCCTTTTGTCTTAAACGTGGATCTCTTTGGACATCATCTAACGACCTATCCCTAGGCAATCCTATTCTGATATCGTATCCACCAATTCTTTTTCCGCCACGAAGTATAGCCATGCTTAGTATGGTTTCCCTTTCTTAAATTGTTGTACAGGTAACATGACAGCCAATGCTGCTTCATCAAAATCAACTCTTAAAAAGTTTGATCTGACATGACTATACAAATATTTCTTAATTGTATTCTTTGCTATACTGACATTCTTAACTGCATCATAACTAGCATCAATTCTTGTTGATGATTTCATACCACCAGAAGCATATCTTTGTAAGTTGTTCAATAAACTAATTCGTTGAACAGGTCTTATGTAATGAAAGTTCATTCCCATAAATCCACCTGGAATTGTTTCCAATGGTAGAACAAGTGGGAACCTATCATACAAAGGTAATGTCTTCTTATATTTAGGGTCATAAAAGAAGAAGTTTAGTCTTCCTCTGCTAGGAATCCCATTTAATTTGCCTGATCTCATTAGTTTGGAAGCTGTGATACTATCCCCTAGTGAAACAAGGTTTTTCTTATACCAGTCAACACTTTTTCTTATGCCGCCTTGTGATGTTTTGATTGGGTCTAATATTGATATTGACATATGTATATTTATACAAACAAAAAAGGCGGCCTTTCAGCCGCCCTTTCAAAGTTATTGATGTGAGAGAGAATTACTCCTCTTCAGCCAATTTACTAAAGTAAGACAACGTATCGTCATCATCACTAGCTGCTTTTGGAGCAACATCAGTACTTTTCGTAACACTTGCCGCAGATGGGAGGTCTGTTTTATCAGCAGTTGCTGCGCTTCGTACACCTGTAATCGTCCTATTCAGTTTCTCTTTGAGTTCGTCATAGGTTTTAAAATTATCGGGTGCAAGAAATGGTTTTAAAGGGTGTTGAGAAGACCACAATGTTTTGATATCTTCATCACTCTCTTTAATTTGTGATACGCCCTCAAACTCGGACTTATCGTAGTTCCAGTAACCATCAACTTTTCTAATTTTTAGTTTAAAGTTTGCACCTTTCCAAAAATCAAATGGGTTAATAGGTTTCTCGTCTTCAAACGCAGGTTGCATTGACTCTGTAATCTTATCAAAAATCTTCTTACCGAATTTGAATAAGAAAGTCTTGCCTTCGTTCTCTGGATGCTTAGGATCAGATACCACTAGAATATTTGAGTAGTAAGATAATTTTCTTTTTCTCTTTCTAGCAATTTCTTTATCACTATCTAAACCAGTATTCCAAAGTCTTGTGTTTTCTTCTGACACAGGGTCTTTTTGACTGATTGTAGTTAATGAGTTCTCAATATACCAACCACCTACATCTTGGAATGCATGTGACCATACTCTTTGCCAAGGTAAGTCTTCACCTTCTGGCGCTGGTAAAAATCTAATTACAGCAAAACCATTACCAGTTTTATCTAGTTCGGGTTTCCAAAATCTGTCGTCTTGGTATTTTGATTTGTTATTTTGTTTGTCCTCAGGATTGAGGTTAGCCTCGATGGCTTTCGTAAGTTTGTCAAAGTTACTTGACGATTGTTTTAATGTATCAAAGTCCATTATATTATTCTCCTTGTATATATTTTCGTATTGTTATATTTGTGTTACCTGTATAATCGGTATCATACTTATTTATAATTGTTATAGTGTTCATTATACCACATTTAACAGTATTTGTCAAGTGTCGTTTGAAGCGTAACATATTGTAAATTCTTTAATTTTGACCACTCTTGTATGGGTTTTGATACGTTATCATTACCCTCTGGATTAACCTTGTAAAAAGTGATCTGTGGGTTGTCTGCTATTAGACTTCCCCATTGTCCTATCCAATTCACTTCAGGTATCGGTTTGTTGTCTGATACACCATAGTGTTTTGTGTCTTTATATAGATTGTTGATCTTATCTGTATTACTCACTAGATCATGTCCAATCAAATACATTTCTGTTAAGTCTTTCTCAATGATAGTAGCAATTCTACCAGCAGTAGCACCACAGGCCCAACCTTTGTCTTGTTCTCCTTCAACCAGATCGTCTATACTGTGTACTTTATCGGTGTCGCTCACCCATGTAACAAATGTTGCTGTATGATTAACTTCTTTCTTTACAATCTCTTTGTTTTGTTTTAGAATATTTACTCTACCATGCATATTAGAACCATGGAATACAAACTCCTGACTAGTACCTCTATCATTTTCAAGTTTGTTAGATTGGTGTTTGTCTAGTAGTTCTTTGTCTTCACTACTCATGTTAGCATATACCAATGAGTGATACACAGGCGCTGGTATTTTAGTCCAACTACGTAACCAAGTCTCATTCTTATCACAGTAACCACTTTGATATATCTCGTGCATGATACCATGATCAACAGCAGTTAATACATCTGGTGTAAAATCTCTATACAAAGCATTACAACCATATATCTTACCATGTGGTCTAAATTGTGATAGATCAATGCCTTTTCTACTCTCACCATTACCTATACAAAATACTCTAGTCATTAACAAATATCTCTTTCATAATCAATTTACACTCAGTCGCATTAAAATTTATAAATGGTTTTACTCTGGTAACCTTAAGTGAGATTTCAGGCCATACAACTTTCTCGGTAATTTCTTTATCCCAATTTTTAGTAAAGTTAAGAAAGTGATTGAGCACGACCGCGGTCTGGTAACTAATTTTCCTTTGAATAAGTAAACGTAACATTCTTGGGTGTTGTCCCATAGAAACAGCAAACCCATCATCAAAAGAAAGCCCACGCTTGCTAAAATCATTAACAACACTATTGCAGTCTCCCCTAAAATGGTAGGCAAATGATTCTTTCCGTTTTTTGTAATCCAGGTAAACATCTTTACCATCATTTTGAAGCAAATTACCAATCCATTTCTTACTATCTGCAATGAAGTTAGCAACAAAGAAATCAAGTATATCATCTTTTCCATATCTTGTACTTAACTTGTGAAAAAAGTATTTGTCCTTCCTTTTTGTAAATGTGTCAAGTTTTGCGTTGACTTTTCCACCATACTTATAATAGTCATAACTGTCCGACTGAAAATGTAACTTGATTGCCAAGTAAGTTTTATATACATCAAAGCCTCCATACATCACGTTGGTAGTACACCAATCTTAGGCATTTTCAACATGTTCTTATTAGATGCTTCTACCTGTATTTTTTCTTTTAATGATTTTGAAACCAATGATGATATTTGACTAGTATCTAAACCATTCTCATCACAGTACCATACAACAGCGTCCATGTATGTAATTCTTTTCTCTTTTACAATACCCTCGATTGTCAAACTAAATTCTTTACTATTCATTGAAATCCGATCTAACTATATGTTTTCTTAATGATCTCACAAGTCTTTCTATATTATCTATGTTATCAATTAAACCTTTGTCTGTAATGTAATGTTGTTTGCTTTTTAGTTTGTCGTATTCTTTTAATGTAATCTGCACCATTGGTGTTGGAGGACTAGCCTCATTTTCCATACTGGCGTCTTGTGCTCTTTCTTTGTCTCTTTGTGCTTTGTCTTCACTGTATGTCATTATAACTCCTATTATATAAGTGTAGGTTACTCACTCTCGCTTTCGCCTACACATGTTGCAACTCTTTTAATTATACCACACTTTTACTAATTTGTCAAGTGTTAGTACCAAATAACTTCTCATTCATTCTCATATCAAATGTATGGAATATCATACAAGTATATGGGTCATCTTTAGTTTGTGCCACAGCCAATGTTTCTTTTTTATCATTGATATAATAAGTCAATACAAATACTATCTCACCATCATTGCTTGAGCCTTCTTTTCCAAAGCTTACATTTATAGGTGTAAATTTATTGTCTGTAATATATCTATCTACATCAGCGTGTTCACCACATACCATTGGCATCTGCATGAAGTATAGATCGTATTCTTCAATTGTGGCATAACTTACTGTTGTCCACAACATAGTTATTAGAAATATTATTATTTTCATATCTTCCTATTGTAAGATATGGGCTAGTCTTGCTTGATCTTATCCTTGTTTAATTCTTCATAATATTTATAAAAGTCACTAATACATTGTTTCAAAGGTTCCATGTAATCTTTAGGATTCTTTACAAATGTTTGTACTGAACCATCTTCGGATGCTAGTAAAATAACGATTTGTTCAATCTCTTTTCCGAAAGTCTCTTTATACATTTGAGCATAGGCTGTAGTCTGCATAAAGTAGTTCTCTATCCAAGATTCTTGTCGTTCTTTGTTTGCTGTTTTAAAATCAATTACTGATAACTTACCATTGTATTCACCGATACAGTCAACTTGACCTGCGATAGTCAATTCTTTACTATACATGATTGTTTCTAAACAATGTATGTTATCTACCTGATCAACGTATGGTTTAATTAGTCTGAATAGACCTAATGGTAATACACGTCTAATACTTGGTGTCTCGCCTTTGATATATTGTTCTATTAATGTGTGAGTTCCTTTACCACGATTGGCTGCTCTCATCATTTCCCAGTTGGCAACATCTTCACCAATACTGTCTCGCCATTTTTGTAGGCCTTCTTTTTTCTTAGGATCAGCACCTAATACTGTGGTAATTGATGGATATGCTTTTCCCTCTATATCATAGAAACGGTGACCATCTACTTTTTTACCTTTAGTTACTGGTAGTTTTGATTTGTCTAACTCGATAAAATTAAATACTTTTTTTGTCATTATATTTTCACTTTCATATTTTTATACTCATAGTATATCATAATATACGCTGTTTGTCAAGTCTTAAATAGACCGATACTTCATCATATGGTCTACTATCTTATCGCTTGAGTTTCTTAACTCTTCCCTATCTTCTTTTCAGCTAGGTGTATATGATTCGTAACAAGTTTTCTTGCTTTC